GACAATCGAGCCATGGCCGAAGAGATAGCCTTCTCTTCAGCGGTAGCGTTGGGAGGCAACATGTGATCAGTCATTATGCGCCTCCAGCAAGCTGACGTTTGAGTTCGGCGTAGGTTGTTTTGCCTTCGGCGAGCAATTTCAATTGTTCATATGTCAGCTCGACCTTTTGCTCTGTCTTGGCGGCGTTCTTCAGGTGGATTAAATTGCAGAAAGCTGCTTGGTTAGCGGCCACAGAGATGTCGTCGGAAAATGAAGTCAGCTTAACTCTTTCAACCCCTTTTGGGTGGAGAGCTGAATGCGTAGCAGAAACACTGACACCTCGGCCAAGTCGGTGATTGTCTTTGACTAGGGCAATGGCTGCCTCTACTGCTGCATCAAGGACCACACTCTCATCAGGCCCGCTGTCTATGTATAGGAGGGCTTCAATCGTATACTCGACGATCCCAGCAGCCTCGACAGTCACTTGGTCTGTCAATGGGCGTATGGTCCTGGCGTCGAGGATGGCCAAGACAGCAGCGAGCAGGTCGCTGTTTGGCACTCCTTGCCCATCCAAAGCCAAAACGGTCACGACCACCTTGCCCGGATCAGGTGTGTCGACACTGACATCTTTAACGCCAGCAACACCCAGGGCGTGAAACTTATATGCTCCTTCAGACCCGGCAACGGTCAGGGCTTCCGGGGCGAGTTGCCGTCTACGGCGGAGACTATCGTCCTTCTCGTAGGTCGGAAGGACCGGAGGGTAAGCGTCAGGATCACCGGCATCGATTACCTGCCGTTTGACGCCGAAGTCGGCAACAAGATGGTCAAGATCGCCCTTCCTGGCGTATGCGAGCATGACAGCACGAGCCGCGTCGTTGACACGTTGCCGAAGGTTCACCTCACGGAAGGCCGCAACTTGGAGAACCTTCATGGCTGGATCGGATTCCAGGGTCGCATCGAAGTCAGGCATATCTTTCTTGACCTTTGCGACCATCTCATTGAACACGGTCTCGTAATCCAGTCTCTCGATCACATCCGGCGAGGGAAGGCTCGAAAGGTCAATATCTACAAATGCGCCACTCATATGACTATTCCCTCCAAGGTAATCTCTTTCCCCTTAGGGAGATAAATTCCCTCATAATCGAGAACCAGCGAGCCATCGGAGTTTGACTTGGCAACCCGGATTTGGCTGAGTTTAAAGCGTGGCTCCCAGCGATCATAAGCTTTGGCCAAAGCGGCGAAGACATCCACCATCAGAGCTTGCGTCATGGGGCGGTCCATCAAGTCAGGAACTTCCGAACCGTACTCACGGCGCATCACCCTTGTCCCAATTGGGGTCGTGGCGATGTCCTGGAGAGACTGGTAAAGGTGGTCAATGCCCGAAAGGGCTTTGCCTTTGACGCTCATACCCTGCATGGGTTATTTGCCCTCGCCATTCTTGCTGGTCTTCTTGGCCGGTTTGATCTGGCCGCTCAGGACGGGGTAGCGGGCCGCAACGTCATCGAGAGGAATGGTCTCTCCCTTGTCGTGCCAGATACCCTGGATTCGCCCACTTTTTTCGACGGTGTAATCTTTGACTTCCATTTAAACGCTCCTTTAAATTAGATGGGGCCACCGGAACGGCTACCCGCATGGGAGGTGCCGGTGACGTTTGAATTACCGTTCACGTTCATGGCATCACATTCGATAGGGCCATGGACACGGAGGCTGCCGGTGATCGTCCGGGCGACAGTTTCAGACACCGTGCCTGAGCCGCCGTCATGGCCTTTGCCAACGACGTTCCCGAATGTGTTGATAAGCGGCGCTTTCAGATTCAGGATTTCCCCGGCTTCAGCCCAAATTGTTTTCCCTGCCTTGACTTTGATATGCTTGGGGATGTCTGCTGTAAGCGTACCGGACCCCTCATCGTATTGGATGACAGCGCCATCCGGGTATTCATAGCGATGGATATCCGGGGAGCTGGCCGGGGGAGTAGCCGCATCTTGGTAGAACGCCATCATGACTTTGCCCTGGGTGAGATCGCCACAAGGGGAAAGAACCATGACCTGTTCGCCGACTCTGGGTGCCCACCACGTTTTCTCGCCCATGGCGCGGGTGGTGGCCCATTGAAGCCAATGGGTTGTGATGCCGCCGGAGACAACACGGCATCGAGCCTTATCGTAATCCACCTTGAGGACCACCCCCATACGGAGGATGTTATTGAGGCGGCGCTCCAGCTCCGCCACGCGATACATCAGGTCATTGGACATCAGGCATTCTCCTCGATGAGCACGTAGTCTTCCTCGTGCCCGTCGCCGATCTTGGGGGAGTGGCCAACATAGACCTTCGTCGGTGCGATGCCTTCAGGCTGCCAGTCAGGATCACCCAGACGAACAATCTGCCGGAACCTTACTTCCCACATCTGCACTTTCTTCCTGGACAACTCGCCGCCGTAGAGGTTGCGGGCTGTAACGGAGTGAGAGGGGAAAGCGTAATCACAACCGAAGGTCTGTCCTTTGGCCAAGAGTCGCGAGAGTTGTTCCGACAGGTTCACGGCGGAGACTTCACGGGGAAGGCATTTCTTGTCCGTAGTGATAACGGCCAGGGAAAAACCACAGGCGAAGTCGACCTCACCGCCATCGACTTCGGCGACCTTAAAAAATTCGTACACAGCAACCCGGAGAGCCGGAGCCTGAACAGCGATCTTCGCCAGCTCCTTCATGTCGAACTGGCCAGGATGCTTTTTGCAGGATTTGACGGCAGGGAATTTGGCCTTCAGGTCATCAATCATAGCGTCAAGAAAATCATTCATACTGCTCATGAGTTCCCCCTCAGCGGTTCGGCCATGTATTCTTGGGTGATATCGATGATGACGCGCTCGTCCTCGGCGTTAATACCGAGGTAGGGTCGGGCCGGAATGGTGACAAACTTGACTTTCACAAAACCGTCTCCGGCACGGAACACTAGATAGCCCCCAGGGTCTTTGGGCATGATCAATGCACCAAACTGGTGGACAGCGGCGTAGATCATCTCAGAGCCATGTTCGACGCCGTCTTCATCGGCTTCGTAGGTAATCGAATCGCTCAGGTGCTTTCGATCAGTAAGAGGCTGTCCACCATCTTCTTTGGACCGGGCGGACGGGAGCCAATAGGAGCCGTTCGGCGCTTGACCATCTTCAAATCGCTGTTGGGTAGACGACACCAGATACATACCGATCTCATCATGCAGATCGGTCAGATCGTTGAGCTTGCGGCGCAGATCGTCCAGGGGGGCACCGACCAGCTCGGTATCGAGTTCGAACTCCATATGAGCGGTCATCAGAATCCCTTCAGCTTGTCTTCAGAAAACGGAGACTCCGGCGAGTGGATCAGAATGCTACCACCGGAGGGGTTGCGAGGGGCTTCCGTCAGATCGAGCTGACGGATACCCCTCGCAATCTTGTCCAGATTGGAGTCGGCTTTCTTTTCGCGCTTCTCGATGATTTCATCCATCTCAGCGCCATTGGAAGGAATGAGCGCCACAGCCTTGTCGATGCAAATGCGCTTGATAATCCCCGGCACCTTCTCAAGCGGCAGCCGGTACCGAACGCGGATCGCGGAGTCGATGTCCTCGGAGGCGTCCTTCAGGGCAGTGTCAATGACTGCGGTGTTGAGGTTGCCCTCATCATCACCGCCAGCGATGCCCCAGAGTTCGTCTTCACCGAGGCGCTCGATGACTTCTTCGACCGTGGCGTAGCTTATTACTTATTCTCCTCCTGATACTGATCCCAGGCGGGGTCCAGCTCAGCGGTCTTGATGTCGTAACCGAGCAACGGCTCCAAAGCGGCGATCTTGGGACGACCGGCCTTGGTGAAATCGTCCGGTTGCTTCAGCTTGCCGATCGCTTCCTTGATGGCAGTGGTCAGTTCGTCGCCTTCCGGCTTTTCCACGACTTTGGAGTCACCGGGCTTCCCGTCGACTTTCAAGACATCCATTTCACCGGAGTCCTTGAGCGAGATCACACCAAGCGAGAGCAAGCTTTCGGCCTGTTCGGAGGTCATCACCACCTCGCCACCAGCCTCATGCTCTTCGCCATCGTGGATGAGCTGACGGTTCACGGAGTAGGTCATTTCTTTGGACATATGAGCCTCCCGCTACATGATGTTCTCGATGAGATAACCGCATTCGGGGGCGACCACGGTCTCATCAATGACTTCACCGGCCACGGTGACGATGCCGCCTTCCAGACCGATTTCCTTGTCGGGCCAGG